ATATCGCCTATCATTGGAAAAATTTCCGTAATTACTTTTGCACAAGCGTGTGCAATTTCCATATGCTCTAATTGTGTTCCATTAGCTCCACGTAGATCGATATAGTGAATCCAACTACGAAGCGTACCGTTCATATATAAACGTGTTTTAGTCAATCCTTCAGGTAATACAACACGAGCCTGTTCTTTAGCAATACCATTTTCGATAGCCCAATTGTATGCATTACTAGCCGCTAAAATAACCTGATCTTGCTTAGACAACCATTGCTGTTGTAAGGCAGTTTGTTCTTTGCTTTCTAAGTCACTGTCTTCTAAAGAAATACTATTTTGTCTATTCTTTTTATCTTGTAATCTCGCATCTCTACGAGTAAAAATTTCTCCTAAACTTTTGGGATTAGCATAGCGCTGACTAAACTCTTGAAATGAAAAAGAACGATGACGCACAATTTGATGTGCAATATCACGAGTAGTTTCAATTTCTAAACATACATTTACCATCTCAAAAGGAGACCAGTGTTTATGTTGCATTAAATAGTATAATAGCTTTTCAGAAGTTTCTTCATTGATCTGATTTCCTGGATTAGAAACTCTTGCACAATAAGCAACTAGTCCTTTTATATCTCTTACACTATTATTAGTATCAAATAGTTCTTTAGATACTGTACTGTAAGAAACTAATTTAACTTTAGTATCCATCGTTTTCCTCTATTTTTTCTGCCCTAATTTTTTCATACTCTTTAAAATCAGATTCCAAAACATCATGATTATACAAAGCTAAAATCCCGTAATGTATAATTTTTAATAAGTCTTGACGATTTTTACCTGATTTTTTACCATATCTTTGGGAGTATTTCATTATATTACCCATAGTGAAACCCTCACCCTGTCCAGAGTCAATAATAAACTCAGTAGCTTGAAACTTATTCAAAGAGTAATGCTGAGTATAAGTTTTATCTATATACTCAGCAATCTCCTGTAGTAGAGCAGGCTCGTTGTATTTATAGTTTATGCTCATGCAGTTCTCATTTTAATTTGAGCAGGACGCGGAGGTCCCCATACATCATTAGTTTTTACTCTAATAAAGCGTTTATTTGTTTCTTCTTTATTAGAATTTTCTATAGTAATCCAAGGGTTTTCACCTTTAGCCCAATGTCTAGTAATATTTGCTGTTTTCCAATCAGCAGAACGTTCGCGCCTACACATCTTAAGAATTTTCTTAGATACACTAGAACGCTCACCTTTAGATACATAATGTTTTCCAGATGACTTTTTTGCCATAACAATCTCCTCTTGATTTTCTATATTCTAACAAATATAGAACTAACAAGCAAGATGATTGTTACTTTTATTGAATACTGATTGGTAGGGAATTTCATAAAGCTCATTACTTTGATCAAATGCATTTATACATTTTTCACAATGTAAAAGAGAAGTGGGAAAAAATGTCCCACTTCCTATAATAGTATTTTGCTTTGTTTCACAATACGGACATTTAACTGTTGCTACGTAATACATGCTCTATTTTGTTTTTATACTTTGTCATGCTATGGTCATATATACCATCAAAAAGTTGAAACTTTTTTAATGCAGCGCTGCGGCCTCTCCATCCATCTTTAAATTTTTGCCAAGCAGTTGGTTTTCTTATATTTCCATAGTGGTTTATATAACATAGATTACCATAATGTTTAAATCCTAGCAAGAAAAAAGGTACTTTAGTAACAATATCGTTATTGTTAACAAATCTATAGTGCGTAAATGTTTGATCTTTGCACCAAATTCTGTTTCCAACACGAGGAGAACCAAAAGTATATACAGTACAATCTTTAATTCTAGAACCTGCAAGAGTTGCTAAGGCTCCTCCCAGAGAATGACCACAAACAACTAAAGGATTATTTTTACTAGATTCAATCCATTTAGCAATGTTAGGCCAAACATCGTCTAAAGATTCTTTAAAACCAAAATGTACTTTACCTACTGTGTCTGATTTAACTCTCCAAGCTCTTAAATCTGCCTGAATATCTTTAAATTTATTAGGCTCAGTGCCTCTAAAAACAATATAGTTACGATCTCCTAGTATGAAGCAAGCTGCTTCAGTACCGTCATGTTTAAAAAACTCAAAATCACTTACAGATCCGAGTTGTGTTACTTTTGCTAACATTTCTTCTTTAGGAGAATAAACATAGCTAGCAAGCGCTGCACAAATTGCAGCTTGATTAAGTACTGTTCCATCCATGTCAGCACCTATTTCTTTTTCAGTGCGTCAGCTCCAAAGAAGGCTGATACTAAAACTGCAATAGAGGCAAAATATGTTGGAGCAATATCAGCAATTAAAGTTGCTGCTTTATCCATGCCTAAAAGAGATGTAAGAGCGATACCTATTGGATATACCAACAGACCGATTAGTGAAAACCATGCCATCTTACGAATAGCATCTCTTTGTGCGTCTTTATCTTCAAGTTCTTTACGTTTGAACTCAAGGTGCATCTCCATTTCTTCTTTGGAGATATGACCGTCTCCATTTACGTCCATTCCTTCTACAGCAGACGCATCAATGGTTACATTTTTAGTATCTTTATAATCCATTTTTTCATCCTTTCGATTATTTTAAGAATCCTGATAGTTAGAATTCTTTTCTTGAGGGGTTATTTCTTTTTGTATTCTAATAGTATCTTCTAGTAGAACAATTCTTTTTTCAAGTTCATCAATCTTTTTTGTAACATATGGGTACTTTTTTCTCCAAGCATCAGTTGGCTGTTCAAACCAAGTTAATCCCCACCTCTCAACTAGATAGTCAAGAGTTTGATCTAACTTAGCGTAACACCAAAGACCTGCTCTCGTATCTTTAAAGTACGCAAGAAATGCTGCACCTAATAGAGAGCCGGCTATAGCTGTATAAATCCACAGCGTATCATCAAACATTCTTTCAATCATTTACACCATCCTTCTTTTGTGCCTCCATCATAGGGGCGGGCTAATCCAGCATTAATTATCTCATCTTTATAAAGTTTACCATCAAGATAAACATCTACAAGCACGCGGCCTCCATACTTATCCCATTTAAGATTAGCAAATTCAATCTTCGTAGCTGCTCTAAACAATTTATTTGCTAGTTCTCTAGCTTGAAGAGCAAGCTTTTTTTCTTCTTCACACTCAGCTCTGATCTCAGGTGTATCAATTCCTAAGATTCTAACGCTCATTTTTTGAAGAGGTTCTGGGAGTGTGGGGGCTGTGACATAACAAGTATCACCATCGTAACAAAGATTATTTCTATATTCTCTCATTTCTAAAAAATCATCAGCAACTGCTTGTGATACTACAAATAACATTGCAAACATAATTAAATAATACTTCATTCTTTTACCTCTTCTTTCGGTTTTTCTTGTGTTACAGCTTTTTCATAGTAAACAATAATTTCAGTTTGTTGACCAATATATCTTTTTAGCTCTGCAATGTTTAATGCAAGATTTTCATAGTCTCTCATCGAGAGAGCTACAAAAGCAACTTCTCCATAAACAGTTTTAAACTCTTCTACAAACTGATCAAAGTTTTCTTCTGTAACTACAAAGACGCGTGTATCATTGAGTTGTAGTGGTTTCGGTCTCGATACTGTTGGTATCTGAACTTGTTCCACCTTGGTTACTACTTTGATCTCCGGTTCCAGGCTCCTGCCTACGCAACCACTCAGGAAGATCATACTCATTAGGGTTACCAGTAGTACCCATAAATTCACGCCAAAGTTTTGCTGTTGCACCATTCATCTTTCCTTCTAATCGAGCTGCATCTTTTAATGCATCTTGTACTAAATTCATTCTGCTTAGTTTACCACGAAGTTCATCTCCGTAAGCCTCTGCTTTTTGTAAGTCAGCAGATAGTTGTGTATTTAACTCTTGCATTTTAATTGCACTCTCTTGCATAGTCGCAATACTAGCTTCAGCAGTTTCAACTGCTGTTTCTAGTTTTGCATTATTTTCACGAAGAGTTGCTATAGTAGCTTGAGTTGTGTCATAATAGTATTTGGCACCATAGCCGATACCGGATAGTGCCATTACTATAACAACTAAGATATAAATCCTAATCATTTTTACCTTTACCAGTTAAATATTTTGGTTGTGATTCTTTATTAAACCATTTTTTTATAAAGCTGTCAAACAAATATTCTAACCAAATCATATTGCTCTCATACGTTCAACTAGTCGATCTGCGCGTTTGGTTACCTGACGGTACCAACGAGAATCTACCATCTCATCGGCAGCTTTGTTCCAATCACGTGCATCAACTCCTGCTTTCATGCCTTTAAATTTTGAGAGACGTGGATAGCCAAGGTTAAACATCATATTTGCTATGATTCTTTGAGCTTCTTCTGGCAAATCGGCAAACTCTGGGTAAAGCTTGTCGCAGTCAGACAAGACTGTTTGGATATCCTGTTCGAAGGCTTCATTGCATCTAGACTCATCAACGGGCGTTCCGACTTCCCAACCGTATTCGGGGTCATCATCGCGAACAAGATGACCAATGCCAAAAGTAGGCAAACCGAGGTGGTCCAAATAAATTTCGTGTACCACACCTTCATCATGTGCTATTTCCTCTCTCAATTTTTCTAGGTTCATTTTTAATCCTTTCTTCAAGTTGTTTTTTCTGTTTTTGCCACCATTGAGTTCTA